AACATATATAAACATCTCTATTTTTAAAATATTCAAAATATTCAGACTGCAAAGTACTTTGTGAGCCACCAGTTAAAGTTATTGCATTAAAACCTTGACTACGAGCCACAATCATATCTTTTTCACCCTCACAAATAACAGTTGCTCTATAATCTTTTTTCCATATATCAAACGGTATTATATCTCCAGAGTTTGTGTTCTCATTGTATCTAACTTTAGGATAATTAGACATTTTATTAATATTATATCTAGCTATATTAATCAATTTTCCATTTTTAAAAACAGGTGTGGCTAAACAATTTGTCATATAACCTAAATTAAGTTCATCTATTGTATCTTTTGTTATTTTGAGACTATTTAGCTTATCTAAAACATTTTGATTTTCTAATAAAGACTTATGTTGATTTTCTGACCATGTTTCATTTGCATTTTTTAGTGTCTGAATTGAAAATTGCTCTTTTAATAATTCCTCTTTAGATTTTCCTGTTATTTTTTGAGCAAACTCTAATTCTTTATAAGTTCTGTCACAAGTGAAACAATGAAAAACTCTCATATTTAAATTTATACTAGAGCTTGGTATTACTTCATAATACTCTATCTCTTTTTCTTCCCAAGTGGAATCATCAAAAACAGTTCTTTTATGTTTGAATGGGCAGCATAATTTAACATTACCCTTTTTATCAGGGAACATTGTATCAATTTTACCTTCATCATATTGTTTTTCAAGATAATTTTCAAAATATTTAATTTCCATAATTGTTCCCTACCTATTCCTATTCTAGTTTTCTAATATATCATTATTTACTACAATTAAAGGCATATCTTCCTCATGATATTTTATATTAGAAGTTCCTTTTATGTAGCCTGGTGTTGTCATATATTTTAATGGCTGAAATAAAGTATAGTGTCTGTCTATTTCAATTTTGTCATCATTTGATTTAACATGATCATCTTTAACAAGCACTATATTAACTATTCCAAATCTTTTTATAGAAGTTTCATCATTACTGCAATATAATACTTCATAACCTCTATCAATATATTTTTTATAAGCAGGCATTTTCTTTATTTCATTAGGAATTGGTGATGTAAATTTTTTAATTATACTATCTTTTGTTTTCTTTTCCTCATCTTTAAAAGATTCTGCAACTACTCTATGCATAAAATCTTTATTGTCTTTTACTTTTATATTATTACTTTTATTATACAAATAATTTGACATAAATGTATCTAAAATTTGTACTTTTGTTCCAGCTCCTATTTCAGGCTTATAGAGTTTACCTCTTTTTACACCCCCTTCAAACATAATTTCCATAAGTTCAAAGTTATCTCTAGGTAGCTCTTTAAAATAGTATCCACAAGTTTCATAATCAGGATGAAAACCGATAAACTTAAAATTTCTAAATTTAATCGGTTGTTTTTTAGTTTCTTTAAACAGTTTCATAATTTCCTCCTATAATCTATCCATATATTTTAAACATTCTTTTATTTTATTTTTAGTATAGTCAACATTATCTTTATTTTTAACAAAGTCTTCTGATGCAAGCAAATTTGACATAATACCTAAAACTGTAGATGCATAATGTGTTGTAAAGTCTCTCATAAAATCATCATCAGCTGTTGCTCCAGCCTCTAAACATTTTGCTAAAGCATTTTCATAACTTCTTATTTCATCATTAAAGGCATCATCTAAAGACATATTATCTAGTTTACCCAAAATATTGTAACTACTTTTTAAATTGACAAATGATGCTGTCTTAATTTCTGTAGGTTCCTCAATTTCTTTCATTCCTATTTTTTCTTTAAATTTTTTTAAATCTTCTAATAATTTTATTAAATCTTCTTCCATTATTTATTATCTCCTTTTCTTAAAATATCTAAAATTTCTGTTAATGTGTTTGTGTTTATTAGTAGTAAAGAAATGTAACACCAATGATATTCACGTTGAATTATACCAGTAATAAACACAATAGACACTAATATAAGAGGTATCACTCTTAAAATAAACTCACTTTTCATTTTGTTTCTCCTTACGCAAATGGGTCAGCTGTTGGAGCTGCACTTTCTTGTTTTGGTTTTCTTACATTTAATGTTGCATTAGAGCAAATTATTCTTTTATTAACATATATTCTTCCATCTTTTTCATTTTTATCTTCTTCAAGTCTTCCTATAAGGGTTACTTGGTCTCCTTTTTTAGCCATATCTCTTAATAGTTCGGCATCTCTGCCAAAAACTATGAAGTCAAAAAACATTGAATCTCTTTGGTTACCATTTTTGTCTTTTCCATTATATACACCTATTTTATCATAAGCATATAACTTATCATTACGTACATTTGTAGCAATATCATTTACTAAATTTCCTGTTATTATAATTGTATTCATACTATTCTCCTCCTAATTCCTTATCTATTTCTGCTTTAATATTATCATAATCTGATTCTTTTAATGTAGCTGTGTTAAGTCCTAATGTAGTTGTTACTTTAGCCATTACATCTTTAGGTACTCCACCTTTTTCTTTAATATAAGTAGCAAGTTCTACTTTTCTAGGCATGCTCATCATAGCCTCTTTATTAATTTCTTTAAGCACATCATCCTCAGGTGCTATCGCAGCTTTAGGTGCAGGCATTTCAACATTAGGTACAACTTTTTTAGTAGTTTTAGTTTCCACTTTAACTGGTTTACCTGTTTCCTCTTCAACTTTATCATTTTCATTAATTTCAAATAAGTCCATATATAAATATCTCTTCATGTATGTACTTCTACCACCTAAATTTTGAATAGGTTGGGCTGCTTGTAGGTTTACATTAGCTGTTTCTTTTTCTAGTTGTATCATATCATTTTCATCATCTAAGTTATAAACATCTAATATAGCAACTTCTCTATATTCAAAGTTTTCTTCCTCAGTAATAGTTTCACCTATTTTTTCTCCATTTTCATTAAACATAAATTGTGTTGTTTTCTTACTAGGAAGTGGAAATTGTTCTCTTATCATTTGATATTCGGCATAAACACCATATTCATTCATAAGTGCTATTGCTCTAGGCATAAAATCTTTTAATTGAAAGTAGTCATATTTACTATAAGTGTTTTTACCACTTTTACTCATTTCTTTACTTAGTTCCACTCTAATTACATTTATCTTATTTTTTAAACTTAATTTTTCCATATTAATTTACACTCCTAATCTATTTATTTTATTTATTATTTCATCTAATTTATGGATTATTTCTGACTGTTGCTCAAATAATATATGTATATATCGTTCTATATTACTATCATCAATTTTGCCAACATTTGCTGTATAATTTTTTATTTTTTCTATAAGTTTATTTTCATCAAAATAATGTCCTATAGCCATTTCAAAATCATGTAAATGGTCTGCATGAATAACAAAGTATTCCCCATCTGCTATAGTCTCACTAGCTCTCATACAATCATAAATTCTTTTAAATTCTTCTTCCATTACCCTATTTTAATTCCTTTCTTTGTCATGTATTTTACAAGGTCTGCATACTCATTAGGTGTACACTCAATATTTAAAGTGTACTTTTGAGGTGTGTCTTGTTCTCCAAATGGATCTGTTTGCATTTTCTTGTCTTCATCAACAAGTTCTTTCATCATAGCATCAGTGCCTTTTAATACCTTTTCTATTCTTTTAGATGTTTCTTCAAAGTCTTTTATAGGTTCTTTGAAAGCCTTTACCATAGCTTTTCTATTATCTTCTACAGTTTTTAAAACTTTTCTAACTTTAGTTCTCTCTGCTTTTACATCTTTAATATCTAAACTAAATGTACTAACAGCTTCATCAATAGCATTTCTATAAAAGTTATCAAGTTCATTTACAAACACTTCTACTTTATCTAAATCATGTTTAATAGGCTCTAATTTAGGTATATCTACTTCTAAAGTAATATCCAAACTAGGTCTTTTAAGTTCATTTAACATTTTCATCATCTCCTTTAAGAATATTTAATAATTTATCTAAATCTTCATTATACAACAATAAATGTCGAGCATTTTTTAATTCTTCTACATCATCATTTTCGGTTGCATATTTTATATATTCGATAGCTTTTTCGTTTCTGTTGTGTTCCACCATAAATGCTTTCATTAGTTTATCTGTTTGTAGTGCTTCTCTTAATTTCTGATTTTCTTTTTCTAAATTATTAATTCTATTGTGTAATGATACAATAGTGTATTTTGCTAATTCACTATCTGTATGCTCATATTCTATTATATCTTCTACTATTTTATCCATATTTTTCTCCTCAATCTTGCATATCATACCAATTATTATCTCTAGCAAATATTTCGTCTTGATACTCTGTTACTTGATTTTCTAAATCTTTTACTTTATTTTCTAAATCTATAACCTTACTATTAGCAAAATTATAAGTTATATGGTTATAGTCTAAAAATTCTATTAAATCTCTAAACTCTTCTTCCATTATTTCAGGAAACTCTATATAAATATCAGCACACTCAATTCCTACCATTTAAAACACCACCCTATTTTTAGGCTCAATACCTTTTCTAACATAGTTTTCCCAAAAGTCTACACATTCTGTCATAACTTCATTACAGTAGTCTTGCACATCTTCTCTGTTTATTCTACGAGGTTTTAGAAACTCCATATCTCTATCAAAATCAGCATTTTCATAGTTTATAAGTGGGTAGAACACTACAAAGTCTGCGTTAGTTGTATTAAAGTAGTGAATTGCTTGGTCTATATATTCTTGAGGTACCCCATTGGAGCCATCAGAATAATACCATTTAGATTTTTTAAATTGTGTAGTTTTAATTTCTAAAATACCTACTTTATTTGTTGCTTTCTCTACAAGTACTCCGTCTAAACTTGCTTGAAAATATGGTACAAACAAATTTCTAAACATTATATCTTTATAATCTAAAGTTTCATATGTATCTTTATACTTATTTTTAAATGATTGAAATATTATAGGTTCAAATGCATTTCCAAATTCTATTGCGTCATTAGTAATTTGTGGGTCTAAAAAGTATTTACTTCTATAAACATCTTTTCTAGTCCTCCACCTATTATGACCCATTATAGAACTTACATCAGACCCACCTATTCCTTTCATTCTCATCTCAAGCCATTCTTCCCTAGAGTTAAAAGATATTAGTTCACATGACTGACTAAAAAAGTTATCAGCAATTTCCTTAAAGTCCATTGTTTCTGTCATACTTCCTCCTCTATCTTTTGCATTTTTTCTTCAAAGAATTCATCATTAAAATCTTGTTTACTCATAAGTGCGTCATAGTTCATACCGTCTACACTATATTTACCTTTACTAACAAGTAAATAATATAGAGGTTTTTTAGTCTGTCCTACACGGTTTAATCTTCCTTTAGCTTGGTAAAACTCTATATATGAATCAGGAAGTGAGTAGAATATACCAATATAACTTTTCTTTAGCCAGTCTACACCAGTAGACCCACTTTTATATTGCACTAAACATACTGCTTTATCATTGTTTTCAAATACGTCTTTTTCTTTATAGCTACTGCAATATCTAGCACATGGTCTTTTTAGTTTATTTGTAATCATATCATATAATTGGTCTCTTTGGTGGTCATACATATAGAATATTACAACTCTATCATTGAAGTCTTCTAAAAATGATTTTACCCAGTCTAATTTATAAGTATTTAATTGATATTCTCTATGTAAATCATTGTTTTCATCATCAAGTGCATTACCTATCAAAGTTCCACTACAAAGTGATTTTAAAGCAACTCTTTTCATACCAATTTTATCAAGTACTATATCTTTATAAACTCTCTCACGAGCTATTTTATTGTATTTTTCATCAAGTTTTATAGGTACCATGACTTCCTCAGGTACAAGTTCATCATCAAGTTTTCTTTCATAATATCTAGCATACTTATTTACAATTAAATCAAGTTCTTCTGTATTATGATAACCTACTATTTGCTTAAAAGGTTTCATTCCTGGTATATAAACTAGTTTCTCATTACAATATTTTTCTTTAAAACTTTTTAAACTATGACTTTCAAGTCCTAAAAAGTATAATTGATTGTATAAATCTATATAACCATTACCCATAGGAGTTGCTGTAAGAATAGTTTTGTATGGAGTACATTCACAAAGTAATTGCATAAACTTTCCTACTTTTGTTTCTGATGATTTTATTTTATGGCTTTCATCAATGATTATCATAGTTTTATTACCTATTAAAAGTAAATCATTATTTCTCCATGTTTTTTCAAAGTTTATAATTGCAATATCATAATCGCCTTTTCTAAACTTTTCTCTCATTTTAGGTTTATCTAATACAATTACATCACTAAATGGAAACCACTTTTCACAGTCTTCTTTCCATTCTTCAACTTTAGCACATAAGCATATTATAAGTAATTTATTACACTTATTTTGTACTTGTTTTTGCTCAAATAAAGCTAAACTTGTAATTGATTTTCCAGTTCCTACATCCATAAATAATGCATTACTATCATAATTTTTTAAATCATTAACTATTGTTTTCTGATATGGGTATAATAAATCATATAACATACTTTTGCACCTCCTTAATTTTCACAATTCATACATTTATAAGTATTATCTTCTGTTAAGCTCATAGGCTCATTACAAGTAGGACATAAAACTTCTGAAAGTCTACAAATTTCTCTTAAAGTAGCTAATTTACTATCTTCTAAAACATCAGTATCTTTAAGCATGTTGTAAATATCTCTGATTACTGATAATTCATTTTCATTAATGCTATATCTCTTTTTTAGAGGTTTTAAAACAATCTCATCAGCTCTTTCAAAAATTTCAAACACATCATCAG